CTACAGCCTTTGCAGTCTTAACATCTTTGCTATCTTTGACTACAGTTTCTGCTAAGTCCACACTCATCCAACACCGGCAATGGATATCATGCCCTGCAACCCCGGACATCCTCGGAGCTTCCGTCTGTGTACCGTCCGGAAATACAAAATCTTCTTCGTATAGTACTGTTTGCCCTTCCATATCAACATGATTTGTCTTGTCTCCTGCTTTTCTGCCTCTTACTCTCTCATCCTTTGCAGTATGCCAAGTTTTTACCATATCTACCTGCTTTGACACTTTATCCAAAGATTCTTGCTGTGCTTTTGCATACACCCTACCACTTTCGGTACGGATAATTCGCATCGGTTGTATCACATTTCCTTCAAGTTCCGTCTTTAATCGGTCAGACAACTCCCGATAGGTACTGCCTTGCGCAAGACCTTCTTTTAACGTTTTTTGTGTGGCATAAATGACATCATTACGATGATGCCCTAAACGCTCCGCCCAGTGCAACCCTGCCATTCTTTCGTTGACAGTTTTTTCAATTTCCAAAGTTTTTGTAATACCGTGCAATTTCTTTCCGGTGACAGCTTCAATCGGGGATATGCTTCCGTCGGCACTTGTTTTAAAAACATTTTCAAGTGTGCTCTTTGTAATTTTACGATTGTGCTCATACAAGGCTTTGTATGTGTCTTCGACCTTTTTATCCAATTTTTGCAAACGATCATACTTTGCCACTTCTTCCAACGTCAATTTATCCTCTTGCAAATCGTAACGATCATACATCTGACGTATCTCTGTTCGTAACTCCTCTAACGACTTCTTGTACTCCTTGACAATCTTTTTCTGATTTTCTGCGATGATTTTTTCAATCTTATCATTGAGTTTTTTGTAATCCTGCTCAAGACTCATGTGCATCACCATCTAAATCAAGGCTGTATTGATTTTTTTCCGATTGAATCTTTTCCAATTCAGCCGAAACATCTTCAATCAATTTAAGATTTGAAATTGCAGTTTCTTTTGAAACAATGCCTTGCAACATTTGTACGATTTCAACATTTTCTTTGTTATCGACCGGAATGTTTCTTGTAAACTTCATGCCGATCTCACGATAATCATAGTTTTTCCCGCGAAAATTAAGATAATTTACAATAAGTTCTAATCTCCGTTGCAAACCTTTCTTAAACTTGCGCTCCTTTTTACTTGTGAGTTGTTCCAGTCCAAATAATTTGTACATCATAGCAATACCGGAAGAATTGTTTGCAAAATTTTCATCAGACAGATTTGGTATCATAGAGAACTTGTGGATGTCATTGTCCAATCGATTCGATAAATTCTCTGTTTCAGCCGAGTTATCCGGTTTTGTTAAAAAACCCGCTTCTCCCGCTTTTTCAAGGAGCATAACTCGTAATTCTCGCATTTTTTTAATATCCACTTCGTCTGTACTTGCCATGCCGACAAGGTACATATATGCATTTGCAAAATACTCAAGATTATTTACACTGTCCGATAATGCTTTATCGTATGCATCAATCGTTGTAATGACTTTTTCGAAATCCCCTTGTCTCTCTTCGTTGTTCACATACTCAACGACCGGTACGAGTCGGAAGAAGTGTGCGACAGGCGGTTTGTCTTCCACAAGAGCAGATCCTTCTTTTCGGTAATATAGGATAGATTTTTTTGAATACACCTCTACATACATCTGCTTTTTGCTATCAATGTACTGATAGTACCAACGAATCGCATAGGATGGTTCCGGAGAAATGTTGTAGTCGTACAAGACCATCATGTTCTCCGCGTCAATTTTGTTAAATCGCACACGAAGATTCCCGTTTTCGTCTTGATCCGTTTCGTCAAGATATACAATCTCATAGCACCGCCCTTTGATGGAGCATTGCTTTGCAATCTCCATGTTCTCGTCTGCCTCGTCATTGTAGTTGTAAATGTCCTGAATTACCTCTCTGATGTCATTTTTTTCTTCTCCGGCATTCGAGTACACAACCGGCTTGCCGATAAAATACCCGGTTGCCATATCAACGATATACCCGGAGAACGCGGAAGCAACTTTATTGTTAGAATCTCCACTAATTCGAGGTTCTCTGGTTAAAATATCTGTTTTATTTTTATAGTAGTTCTGAAACTTTTCATATCTGCTTTTGTTGTTTTTTTCATAGGCAGATATAAACTTAAGTATCTGCTTTTCTGTAAGTTCCCCTTCAAATCGATACAATACACTCACCTCCTACAATCCGAATTTTCTAATATCCAAGAATCTTAATCTTCTTTTTGCTCCCGCCGCCAATGTACGGCAACTTTCCAATGCATCAGGTCCATCATCATGATCCGCCATCGGAAAATACCTAAGTTGCTCCAACAGTTTTTTGTGTTGTCGGTTAAATTTCAAGTATTTATTTTTGATGTCCGGCTGCAATGTCTGTACCCTTAAAACCTTATCAGCTGTTTGATTTACTTCCTGAATTGGAAGATAGACTCCTGCCTTTGCACTTGCTTTTGCCAATTGCTCTTTCAAAAACCATTGGAATTGATTCGTTTCTGCACCGAACACTTTATATTTCGCCTTGTATTGTTTGCCAATACGAAATGCTTTTTCTATCACATCTGTGATAATTTTATCCGGATGTCTTCGCTCAATATCCGCATCCTCAACGTACATATATCCCGTCGCCGTTTCTTTCGCAATCGTAATGATTGCACTGTAGTCGGATTTTTTATTCTTGCCCAGCGACGGATCCACAAACCCGAAAAATTCAAATCCATTTGAAAAATCAATTTCATGCGGATTATAGTAGTCAAACCACTCGTCATTAAATAGACAATCTTCCGGATTTATCGGCTCGTTTTGTTCTTCGGAGTTAAATGCCGCTTCTCCCTCCGAAACTTTCATTTCCATCAGCTGATAATACGATAGTTTATCTTCCCACAATACCTTCGTTCCGAAAAGCATTTCCTCTTTGTGTTGGTCAAAAAATGCTCTTGCATCTTCTTCGTGATTCTCGTTGCCCAAGTCGTTAAAGATTTCTTCCCACTCATCCCAGAGCGGAGATTTCGAAAATTCAATAACCGCTTTATATTTAACCGTCTTGTACTTTGCATTTTTCATGATTTTCGCAAGTAGCGAATCATAATGCAACATAGTTCCGATAAAAACAAAGTCTGTGTAACTGTCCCCGCATTTTGAAACTGCTTTATAATACCAGTTTTTTAATTTTTCTCGTTGCTCCGGAGTACGAACCAACTCGTCATTTTCACAATCATCCAAGATGATGAGGTCCGGTCTCCAGTTTTTGTGTTTCAATCCACGCATTTTTTGTGCTGCACCTTTTGCCTGCACTTTGATTTTCGTTTTTGTTACAATTACATCTTCGCGCCATATTTTGCCGGTCAAATCGCCAAAATCATTTTGTATCGCAGTGTTTTCTTCCAGCTCCTCCTTGATTGCTTCCAAAAATCCTTTTGCTTGGTCATATGTGTCAGAAATCAAGATGATATAATGTTTATACTGATACACAATCGCATGGATCGTATCCTTAAAAGTTAGATTTGTACTCTTGGCATGACCACGAGGAGCAGCAACTCCTCTCTTGCAACCCTCTTGTTTGTTTACGCTTTTTGCAATGCTTTTTTTATTTGGATTTAACCCTTTTAACACTCCGTCCGTCCAAATATCATCCAAATCTTCATGGAATTTCGGAGACGGCTTGGAAAAGAAGTGTGGAAAATATACCTTCCCGAAATACTCCAAATCAAATGCTGCAAGTTTTCTTCTTATGCCGGTAGTGCCTGTTAAAGTCACTCCTTCCTGATACTCTTTCAAAAGCTTCAATCGCTCAGAAGAAGTATCTTTTTTCAAGAATTGCTCAGTGAGAGTTTTAACTCGCTCTTCCTCTTCTGAAAAAACATCATCTTTTTCTTCGTTTACTTCTGTTAATGCTTCCAACAGTTTTTTTCTTGACCGGATTTTTGCCTGCATATTTCCACCTCCTTTATCGCGTTTTTTCTGAAATTAAAAATAAGGCAATTTTAAGCCTTATTTTTGTTTTTTGTATTTTTGATATAATTTTATATGTGCCATTTTTGTTAAAATGAATTTTAACGGTTTTTTAACGCTTTTTAACACATTTTTATTTTTTATAAAATACCTGTTTTGCATTTTATAAAAAAGTGCGTGCTTCGCCACTTGGATTTTTGATATCCAAGTATGTTTTTTTATGTCCGTATAGCTTTTTAAGATTCGGACGAATCAACAAATCCTTTTTCTATACTTCTTTTATTTGGCAAGATAACATAATATCATGTTTCTTTCCGGCGAGCTCCACTTCAAACACCGCTCTCTTTTGTCTTAAAAAAAGCCTTTTTAAAGCAATGCGTTTGTCTTTTAAATTACCTTCCACTTGCCATGCCTTCATTTTTTTATCAAAAGTTATCACCGGCAGCGGCATTGGTTCTCCGTCACCTGCCATCGATAGAATCATTTCCATTTCGGAATCTTCTAATTTCTCCGGCTTTTCACTCCCTAAAAAACGAATTACAAAAGCATCATTTTTTGCCGTATAGTATGCCTTTGCATCCAATTTTTCTACTGCCAAAAAGACATATCCGGTAAAAAGGACGCGTTTTCTTTTGTGCCATCCTCCGCCTCTTCGCTCCAATCGGGTTTCACTTGGAGCATATGCTGTATAACCGGCACGCTTTAAATTTCGAATTACACTCTCTTCTTCTCCGGAGATAACCTGTAGTACATAAACTTCCATTACAGCTCCTCCTTCTTGACTTCTCTCTTGCTGTCCAAAAATTTAACCACTTGTGCATATAACTCCGGATTTTCTTTTGCCATCGCCTCAAAGACCATGGTTTTTACACTTTCAAATCCCGCGTCAAGGATCTCTTTGTTTTTCAAGTCGATATTACTCTTATATGCTGCAGCTCTAATCAATGCCGTGCTCTGCTTGATTAGTTTTTCAGGTTCTATGACTTTGAAATAGTCCTCTCCTGCATTTTGGATTGTATTCAAAACATTATGCGACAAAAGACGGATAATACCTTCTGTTGTATCCAGTGCTGGATACTTTCCGATTTCATCCATAATTACTCGAAAATTTTCCTGCGCCATTTTCAGCTGTTGGATGCTTGCATTTAGATTGCTGGCATATCTCCAAACAGATGTGGTAGAGATTTCATAGCCGTTTTGTTTGATAAAATCTGCAATTTCGGCATAAGTGAAGTTTTCCTGCATCATCTGCTCTACTGCATCTTTAAGCGTTGCAGGCAGCGAGTCGATGATGGAGTGTTTTCTATTTCCCATTTTATCACACCTTTACTGCGGCATCTTTAATAAAGTACAGTGCTACATCAATCCCTTTTTTTGTCAAAGACACTTCACTTTCGGAATAATCCGCTTGTTCAACTTCTACAGTCATTTTTGTTTCGATATCTCGAACAGAAATATATTCAGAACGCTCAAGATAGATGAGCGATTGTTCTAAATCTGCAAGGTTGATATCATCCAATACATCTCTTACAGAAGATAGCCTAATCCATTTCCCTCTGAGTACATTTACAGTACGGATGATTCTACCGTTATTTTCCGCAAACTCAGCTGTCTGAATGTCCCGCTTAATTTTATCTTCAAAATTCAATTTCTTTTCCCCCTATCTTCTAAAATTAAATCCATAATTCTGTCTATCTTTTTTTCGATTCTCACATTTTCCTTAAAAAAGTCATCCTTACTTATATAATTGACTTGTACTCCCTTCACTTCCTTTGCCAAGTCCTTAATCGCAGCTACAACGGAACCTGTCTCTTGCTTGATGTCTTTTCTAATTTCCTTTTCCCGCTCGTCAAGTTCTTCCCTTTTTACATAATTCTTTTGTATATCCGAAATGGCTGTGCCATGGCGATCGATGTCTGTCATCGTTCTTTTTAAAAAGTAACTGACAACTCCAATGACAATCGACAAGACTGCTCCAATTGTTACTGCTGTGTCCATTTTTTCTTCCCCTCTGCCTTTTATTTTTTGTCTTGATATGTGAAAATTTCTTTTAAAATTCAAAAGGCTATACTGTATTTGTTACTTACAGTATAGCCTTTTCTCAGCGAAACTACATTTGAAGTGTTTCAGAAATATCCCTCTTAAAGCATTGTAATTCTAATGTTTATTTGTAATTACTTTATCATAAATTCCTCTTGTTGTCTAATTCGAAAAATTTATTCCTACACCTTATACATTTATAATTTATGGGTAGTGAGATTTACCTTTTTAATTCTTTGTAAATTCTATCTATCCCCATTCGCACTACCTCCGCTTTAGATTTTTGCAGCTCGGTTGCACAAACCTCAAGTTTTATAATGTCTTCCGCAGATAACCGTATCCTTGTACTAAGCACTTTAGGTGCATCTGTCGGTCTACCCAGTTTATTTTTTTCTGTCATCACCAATACCTTCCTCTTGCCCTTTTTTTAATTTTGCGGTAAAATATAAATGGATATAATAGGTAGGACAAGCTACCTATTATATGCTTTCTTTTTTGCTCTACTATTTATTTAGTAGAGCTTTTACTTTTTCTTTTGCTTCTTCTAAATCTTTGCAATTGTTTAGAATTTCAAGGATTTTTCTCGTTTGGTTCTCTTCTGCTACTTCTTTTAATAATTCGCTTGTATTCATTTCTTCGTTCATTTGATTCTCCTTTCTGCACCTTGCCTTGCGTACTTGTAAGGCGTTCCCTTACTGTAATTATATTATATATTATGTATCCACAAAAGTCAATAGTTTTTTTGAAAAAAATTATCTTTTTTTGTTGACAAATCAATCTTTACAGCTACTTGAAGGTTTTTTCTCCTTTAATGTATTTGCTCCAAATGACCCAAATATTGAGCAGCTTCCAATTAAAACTATGTTTAAAAAAATAAAAATTTTTTTGAAATTGTACTTGACAGATAACAAGTAATTTGTTATAGTGTATTTAGATAAACAAACTAAAAAAATAGGAGGAAATGAAAATGACAAAGTTTATAGTAGTTAGCTATTATCCAGGAGATTTTAACGAGATGAATTGTCCAAATAACTGGTTTAAGACCTTTGACGAAAAAGAAGAAGCACTTGATTATTTTCATACGGAGACAAACAGATTTAATGTAAAACAAATTTTTGACTGCAGAAACGGAATAGCACAAGAGTTTTTAGACGACTGGTGCTATCCTGATAAATATGATGAGAGGGGAGCAGAGTCAGCAGGCTATTATTGGGATGAAGACATAGAAGAATTTGTAAGATTACAGCATGCAAATTAGTAAACAAAATAAAAAATAGGAGGAAATGAAAATGGATAAGAGATTGGAGATTATCAATAAATTATATCAAGGGTACATCATTCCTGAAATCGAAAAGGAAAGATTTCCAGAACTCGTTGAGGATGGAGCGCTGTTTTACATGAACGGTAAGAACGGAACCATGTTTGATGTGGCAGAAAATCATCATCTACCTGCACTATCAACATTTTACGTTGAAGGTGAATATGCCTTTTCAAGAATGTTTATCGAGAATAACAATACTGCTGGGATTTACTTTTACAAAAAAGGCGAACTATCGCCTTACAAAGAGGTTACTGTTGAATTAAACGATTTGAATTTTAGCGAATTAGCCGACCTTCTTTATTCCACAGATTTGAGAGGAATTTGGGACGAAAATGTAAATAGAATTTTAAAAGAGGGGGAATAACCCTCTCTCTTACTATTAAGGAGAGGAGGTGCTATATGAAACTCAGCGAAAAAATACAAGCTATCGTAGATAGCAATTACACATCTTATAAAATCGAAAAAGAATCGGGAATCTCTACCGAAAGTTTTGGAAGATACAGAAGTGGACAGAGGGACATAAAAAGAATGACCCTTGAAACGGCAGAAAAATTAGAAATTTTTTACGAACAATATCTATCAGATGACAACTAATTTTTCCAAAACGATTTTTTTAGATATTGTCAAAAAGGAAAATGTGTTATAAAATAACATAATACTAAACATGTTAATTTATAGACAGCTGATGCATTTTTCTCTTTGACGAATCAATATAGCTGCGAACTATATTGATTTTATATTATTAAATAGCAAAAGCCATCTAACTAACAGTATTTTATAAAAAAAGAACGGATTATTGCCGTTCTTTTTTTGTGTGTTTATCGTCAAACATAGATACTTGATTTTTTGTCACATACTTTCCATCGCCAAGCGTGCTATTGATAACCTCTCTAATTGTTCGCTCTGTTAAAGAGTGTTTTTTTGCAAGTGCCAAGTAATTGGTGCCGTTAAACTCCTCTACGATGGCAAGATTTCTTTTTTGTCGGAGGATAGCATCTTCTTTACATATATAAATGCTACTACCTCCGTACATTTCTATCAATTTGCGAAAAGTATCTAGTCCGACCAATTCCGCAAAATCTCTCTGTTCGATTGGAATATCATCCAGTTCGATACCTTCCCACAAATCCATAGTTCCTCCTTTTTATTTTCTTTCAAACTTCACATCAATGTTTTTTTGCTTTTTTAACACTGTTTTCATATTTTTTTAATTGCTCAATCAATCTAATCCCATGAGCTGCATCCAACCACGCAAAGGGTTGACTCACCTGTGCATCTACTCCAAGGATTTTTTTGATTGCTCCCACCATCCTCTCGCCTGCAGTAGCAGAGGATGGTGAATATTGTATAATCTCATAGAGAATTGCCCAAGATTTTTTAATTTGTTCCTCAGTCATTCCGTTACTTATAATCTCAGTATCCTTAACTCTCTTCCTCGAATCATCATTTCCTATCTTTAATAAATTACCTTTTACAATATAAAATTCTTTTTCTGTCAAATCTTTGACCGATTGTTTTTTCGTAAGGCGATATACCAAGGTATGAAAATCATCGTTCTTATTTCCCGATTCCACCAACCCAACACGACTTGCAATTGCGTATAGAGTGTGGATATGTTGCTTTGTAATCATTTCCGCTGATTGTCTTTTACTCATATCTCATCATCTCATCTTTACTCCTTTTTTATTGTACCAAAGCCTCATCTCATTTTCATACTCTTTTCTTCTATTATTTGTCATATCTTCTGCTGTTTCATACCCTCTTCGTTTGATAATATCTTGTTTTTCTCTTCCTTGATATCCTTGCATTTCAAGGTTTCTCATTATTCCTCTGGTATACGATTCTTTCATAGATGGATATTTTTGAATGTGTATTTCAAGAGCATGTATCACCACCGGAATGCTAAATTTTTCCCAATATTTTATTTCACGATTTTTAACGCTATCCGATATGTTTCCGGTAAGACGGGTACAAGCAATTGTTCCAAAATATTTTTCAATAATTTTCCTTCCTCTATCGTCATATCTGTCCAAATTCAATCAGTAGTCAACTCCTTTATTGTGCAAAATGTACTTCTCTTTACTCCTTAAATTTATATCCTACAGACAAGGTGTCTTCAACAAAGATTGCTTTCTTCAAATCATCTATATTGATGGTATCAACGTCAAAATATCTCGTTACCAATTCATAGTTCAACTGCTCTTTGATCATGTCCAGTTCTTCTTCCAAGTCGTCATCATTCACATGGTAACTTTCCAGTAGTGCTTTATCCTTAAAGTAATCTCCTTTGAGTTTTTTCACGACTGCCTTGCTCTCTTTATCGTCTAATCCAAAACTATTGAGCAGAGCAGAAATATTGTGTTGCTTGTACTCTTGCTTGTACAGTGCAATAAGTGCTGTCTGGAATTTTTTATCAGCAAACTCAATCTTAGGCTCCATTGTTATCTTCACTTTTGCATCAACAATAGATCCGCAAACTTCTTTTAGTTTTTCAAGATTGTCCACTGTCAATTTTTCTTTGTAGCCGACATTACAAGATCCACAGTCAGCTGTAAGTTCCAAATGTTTCAAATTTTTATTCTCTATGACTTCAAATCCATATGATTGCAGTCCTGCTGTTATCTCATCTTTTTCTTTTTTTAACTTAGACATCATGCTATCAATTTGATACACTCTTTTCAGTTTCTCGTTCAAATTCTCAATCATTAGTTACCACCTCCACTTAATGCTTGTTGCACCTTTTCTGCACATTTTATACAGATATAAATTCCATCTATTTTTAATAAGGAGTCGTGTGTTTGGCACAATAAACAACTTCCTTCAATTCGTTCGACTCCCAAATTTCCATTTTCATCCACTTTCAATTCCACTTTTTCTCCTACTGTAATTCCAAGCTCTCTTCTTATGTGTGCCGGGATTGTAATTCCACCGCTCTTGCTTATTTTCTTTTCGTTTAACATATTTCTTCCTCCTAATCCAAACTTTTATATATAAAAATACCCATAATCACCCAAAATCCTATCGTGCTGATGACAGCTATCTTTTCCACTCTGTTCTACTCCTCCTAATCTATAACTATTGATTTTTCAATTCTATCAACCTTCTTATGGATTGCATCAATTTTCTTACCGATTTCCAATCTCTCCAACAATCCCTCCCGTGTATGTGGTAAAGATTGCATTGTTACCACAAGATCATGTGTTTGATCCAAAAGACTTATAACTTTTTTAGACTGATAATTCACTATATAGGGATATTTTGCAAACTCATACTCTACACTCAATAGATGATTGATAATTTCTATCAATTCCTCTTTGCTATACACACTGCCATCTACTATCTTCATATTTCTATCCTCCCCGACATCAGATCTGGAAGTAATGCGTCCCGCAATTCTGCAAGATGCTTATTTTCAATATTATTCAAAAACATAATATGTGCTTTGTACATTTGAAATATACTTAAAAAAATTTCAGATATAATTTCCTTATCCTTGTTCTCAAATTTTATTTCATTTTTATTTTTAGAGAGTGTAATATAATCACTCTTTGCCAAATTTGCACAACCTATTTTTTTAAGTGTTTCATTTATGTTTTCTAAGTTGTCGTTGCTCTGCTTTTCAAGTTGTGCAATTTCATCTAACCCGATTCGCTTCGCAACCGTTTCATTTATCGTCAGTTTCAGTACATTGCGTTGCCTAATAATAAAATTCAAATCATTTACAATATCAATATACGGTCTGTGCTTTTCTGCTTTTTCTAAGATTTCAATGTATCTTGCTGGATTGAGATTATATTTATTTTTTATAACATCTTCTATCGTTACAAATTTTACAAACTCCGGCACATTTTTTCTTTCTTGTATTGCAGTTAAAACTTCTTGCATAGTTTCTTCCGATATAATCTTCTTTTCCTTTTCATACACTCTACTTTCATGTGCTGAACCGCCAAATTGACCTCTTTGCTTTCTTGTTTCAATGTCGTATTTTTTGCGCAAATCAAACATTGCAATAACATTTTCTGTTTTATTTTTATTAAAAACGACAATACATGTTGCAATTCCTGTTTTTTCAAACATTTGTGCCGGTAATAATACAATAGACTCAACAAAATTGTTCTCTATCAGATACTTTCGTATTTCTGTTTCTTTTCTGTTCTGTGTAGACAAAACACCACATGGTAACAAAAAGATTGCTCTATCTGTTATTTTTTGTAACCCTGTCATAATAAATGCAAAATTTGCATTTTTCTTCGGTGGTGTGCCTGAATTTTCAAAGCGTTCATCTTCGACTGCTCCCCACTCCATATTATATGGCGGGTTACTAATTAAAGATATTTTCATACATAACCTCCTCACAAACTCTAGAATATTTTTCGTCCTCCTGAATTGTATATTTTTTATATATTTTACGTTTTAGGACATCAGACAAATATGCTGTGCCATGCATGTTTCTTACCGCAAGATTAAATAGCAGATAACCCATAACATTGTCATCAATTTCGTATAATTCGAATACTCCTTTAGCACCATGATTATGTGCATTGATAGCCAGCGTTCCGGATCCCGCGCATAAGTCAATTATTACTTCGTTGTCCTTAGATATAAATTGCCCCATGAAGACTGCTAAACAATCAGGTGTATAATCCTGCATTTTTTCTTTTCTGTCAGCTTGATAGTACTGAAAAATATTTCTCAAATAATCTTTTTTTAAGTCTCCGGAAACAAGCTCCAAATATGCATCATATATTGCAACCTCATGATTTAGTGCAGTGTTTAACAAACAATGGTTCAGCATAGAAACATCCTCTATTTTATACAACTCTAAAATTGCAGTAACAAATTTCTTTAATTCCATTCATATCTTCCTCTCAATCCAAAGAAAAAAATCGCATCATAGTCTGGCAATGTATATAGCCTTCCATCCAGTGCCTTTATCTTCCACTGGTTTTTTATTTTTAGATACTCCATACACTTTCTACTGTATCCGCTCTGAGTCAAACCTTTCTGAAACAATCTTTTCGCTCGTCCGTCACCCAAGTTATATACCATGTAGGTTTTGTTCCAATCCCGGTACTTATCATACGCCCATTTCAACCGCATTGTTCCAAACTCAATATTTTCATGCAGGTTATATACATCGTTGAAACCGCAGCTATAAAAATCTTTTAGGATGCCGTCTTTTATCTGACACATCCCACTATCTTTCGTTTTACTCCTCAATCTGATATCAAAATTTCTGTTCTCAACCAAAATCATTGCAAGTACATTTTCAACCGGAACTCCAAATCTGTCTGCCGAAAAGACTGCCGTTTCATAGACTTGTGCCGGGATAATTACCGGAGTTTCAACTTCGGCAAAAACATTTGTAAAACACAGTAGAAACAGTATTAAAACGACCATTAAATACCTTTTTATCATCTCTTTACCTCCGTAATTTTCACATCATTTCCGATGCTCGACTTTAAGAAAGTCTCCTTATATCCTTTAGGATGCTGGAAGAGCAGCATCCCACTCTTTCCTTCGCCAAGTTCCCCTAAGAATATCATTCTATCTTTTTTGTTTTGCTTATAGCGCTCATCAGCACTTTTTCGTTGTACTTCATACAATCCATCCAATCTAAGTTTCATACTATGCTCCTTTTCTGAGGTCATAATATCTGTAATAATCTTCCTCATTCCACTCTTCCATAATGTCGTCATCTTCATACTCCCAATCATCCGTAAAAAGTGTTGTATAACACTCTACAATATCATCTTTTATCATCCATGCTATTGTAAAAGCCGGTGCCATAAGACAACTCCCATCCAGTGTGCCATAAGCCCAGATTGTTACAACCCAGTTTATAACCTGACTCACCCATAACAATGTCCAAAACCATCTTGGCATAAGTATCACTCCTTTTTTTATCTACTCCCTTTATTAATCTTACTTTCGTACTCTTTTTTTGATATAAGTCTTACGCATTCGACAGGTGACTTTGTCAAATCTGCAATCTGTTTTCGAGTCTGTTCAATCAACTCATCAATATTTTCTATTGTTTCACACTCTTCGTATTGTTGATAAGCATAACCCACAGTGCCTTCTCCGCCATATTTTTCTGAATTTTTGAATTCAAAATAGAGTGTAATAGTAATATCTATCAAATCAGTTGTTTTCATTTTTAACTGCTCTCTCCTATTTCTTCATAACTCTTGTTTTCCCACTAATTTTGTTCACATATTCCACTCGTTCAGGAGTCTCCTTGATCCTTAACCAATTATTAGGATTCAAGTTACAACTTGCAAAAAACTCCTTTTCCTTTCTTGTAAGTTTCTTTCCGTGTTTCATATCAACTTCTCCAATTCTTCTAAGTCTTCCAAATACATGTTTCTCAATTTTTCTAATATACCTTTCTCATTATCGGAAGTGTTTTTTCTTTTTAACAATTCATCTATTGTTTTAATTTCTTCCTCCAAAAAATTAATCGCATAATTCTCAACTCTTTCTTGAAATAGCATGTATCTATCTCTCCTCCAACTCCTCAATCCTATCATTTAACTCATCAAACAGTGCCAACACCTCTCGAATCTTCTCTTTCTGCTCTTCGCCTTCCGCAAGTACCAGTCTTGCATGATAGTCAAATCTCAGTGCCTTAAGGTCCAGTAATATCTGCTTTTTCTTCTTCATAATAATCTCCTTTTGACAACCTTTTTATTTTGCGATATAATAGGTTCAAATTTTTCATTTTGAAGTCCCCTTTTTATTCCCTTATCAAGGAGACTGGATCAAGCTCTACATTTTGTGTGCGAGCTTGATTTTTTTATTTTCAAAATCTCCTTAAATGTCGAACCCTATAAATTCATATGCATATGTTTTGCCATGTTTACCAAACCATCGTACGAGATATCTCCATTATCGTATGCGTTTGAGAATAAATGCATTGCCCCTCTAATCGCCTGCTTTGTTTGTGCGATTCCGAGTAAAAATTCAATCTCCATATCCTTTCCGGCAAGGAGAGGAAAGAGTAATTCCATGTCCGACTTTTTAATCTGTTTTGTGTTAAAAATCGGTCTTTGTATGGTTCGATTTGCAATCTGCTCAAATACTGCATCTTGCTTTCCACCGAATTTACTTATCGTTGTGCTGTTCCCTACAAAACAGATCCCGAGCGTCTGCCCACGATCGGCGAAGTAATCACTAAATCCCCTCAGAGTTTCGATAACCTTCAAACTTAAGTGCTGCGCCTCATCAAAGATGATTACCATGCCATCTTTCAACTTATCCTGTATACCGATGTACATATCATCATTCGTTCGTGCGTTCACATTTAATGCTTTAGAAAGTGCTTTTAAAACCGGTTTAACAGTGTTTAAACACGGATTCGCTGTAATCCAAATCGTATTCATTCGGTTGTTTTCGCAAAAATGTCTGATTGCTCTTGTCTTGCCAACTCCGGCATCTCCTGATATCGCCATCAGTCCGCCTTTGTTTTGACAATTTCTGATATATTGATATACATCTTCACTAATACTTGTCGGTACATAATCCTGAGCCTTGTACGAATCTTTTGCTTCTTCCTTCACTCTAAAATATGCAATCAGTTTTTCAAACTGCTTATCTTCATCACCTTTGTAGCTACCGCTACGAAGTCCTGAGATAATTGCAGCAGAGATTCCAATCAAGTTACACGCTTTGTTCTGACTGCCTACTTTTGCAACAAGCTCGTCAAATTGCTCCAGCGCTCTTTTTTTATCTTCTTGTTTCATCTTTTCTTCCTTTCTTCGATGTTGCGATTCATTCTTGCAATATCAATATCTATAATATTGTTATCCGTTCCTGTTTTTAATAACGGAGTTGCTTCTACTTCGTTCAACTGTTGTAGTTCGATGACGCTACTTTGTTCTATTATGCTGCCTTCTTTTGCAATATGTGCTCTCTTGACCATAAGGTCCAGCATGTCGATTTTCGTTTCCGACTTCATATTTGCGAACATATCTTTTCCATACTGTTTGACAACCTTGCGTTGTTTTGCCAATTTTTCGTTAGCTTCAGATATCTTATCGATATCCGCATCCATAAACGATAGTAACAATGTTCTTTCGAGCTCCCATGTAAAAAGGTATCTATCGTCCTTGTCATATAACCTAACACTGCTTAAATCAAGCGGATTATATCGAACCAAAACCTGCTCATCTTGATGTAGCCAAGTATCCTCGCTGTTATACCATAATTGCTCTCCCGCAATCGTGATATATACACCGTTTCTTTTTACCTTTTGATAATTCTTTGCTCTCATCAAACACAGTGTCAAATCGTTTTCTGTCATAAATACTTGTTTAATGCGTTTCACACTGTCATTCCAAACTTCAATTTTGGTAAATCCTTTGTACCTCTTTTGTTCCGCTCCGCCATAAAGTGCATTGTTTTCAAGTTCTATCAGTTCTCCAACCGTCTCCCTTAATTTCGAGTCGGTTGGAATTTCTCCGTTTCGGATAATTCGTTTTAAACTCTCCGGTCGCTCCATAATGTTTCCACCGGTGTATGATGCGAATAGCTTTGATATATGCTCCTTAAAACTCAAGAAAAATCGTTCGATATGTTTTGCCCTTGCGTTCTTTACCTTTGCAAGTCGAAGTTCGATGTTCAACCGACCAAGGATCGTCTGTTCTTCCCGAAACATATTCTCTTCCTTTTTCTTTCGTTTCCCTCGGTTATTAAAGTCATAAGAGGAGAATTCAGAACCGTTATCCGATAGGATCATTCGTGGTTTCCCATACTTCAAAATCCCCATCCTAAGTGCAAATAGTGTACTGTTAATACTCGGATTGTCAGTAATATTCCAGCCGGTTATAATCCCGGACTTCGCATCCAAAAACGCTGTAAGATACAACCTGTGAATTGTGTCGGTTCCATCTTCTTTTTTTGTTTGTATATCAAGCGTGTGGTTGTCCGTCACCCAACAATCATTTACTTCAAGGTCATCATATAGCCGTTCGATGTAGTACAAACAACTATCATCAAGCGCCTTTTGCCCTTTCCGAAATAATGTAACAACTGCTTTAGGTACATCTGTTTGTAAATGTCTGCGGAAACTTCGTTCAGATGGGATCATTTCGACAAGTTCCGGATAAAATTCTTTTGTCCAGTCAACTGTATTTCGATAAACAGTCGAAAGGCTCGGTCTCCTTTCATCGAGGTAATAGTACAGGAATCCGTCCCAAACTTGTTCCGGTATACTGCTCTGTCCTCTATTCCAACCACCTCGCTCATCAATTAAACCTCCAAGTAGACCGTTTTTGTAATAATGATATTTTCGATACAATTTTTGTGGACTAACTTTAAGATCAAGACCTTTCATTCTTAGCTCCATATTGATTGCACCGATAATATCTTTATCTGCTTCCAACTTACTTTCGTACAACGCCCGATGTTCTTGCCACCGAGATAAAATGCTGCACCAAAGTTCAATTTCTTCTCGCTCAGCCTTGCTATATTCATCGATTCTTTTTTCTTCCACCTGTTTAGTGTAGCTTTTATGCTCTTTTTTCAGAGTAGCCGGCAATTCCTGATTCATTTTTGCATAGTATTTTGCTTGCAGTTCTTCCGGTAAATCTTCAACTTGGATACGATATTCTTTTCGGTTATTAGCCGGATTTTCAGCTTGTATTACTTTTATCTCACCATTATTTATTTGCTTTCGGATATATCGTTCCGAACAGCCTTTTAATTCCGCAACCTCCTTTACTGTTAAATTCATACTTGATTCCTCCCAACCGATTTAATGATTCATCTATCCCTTAGTTCAAAATTACTTCTTGTCTCTTTTCGATTCTTCTGATACACTGTTATCAGAAGAGTTAATTAAGAGCACTTTTGATACTATCGTATCAAGCTTTTCGGAAATACTTAGTATTCTTGCAGAATTTGACCTTATTTCCGCTAACTCTTCTTTTTTGATGCCATCCATTCCCTCCTGTTCCAGTCTCTGCATTACAGAGCAAAAATATTCCTGATTGATACCTTCTAAAATCTTAACTTGCCGAACCAACCCCCTCGCCATTTTCAAATACAATTTCATTACATCTTGTTTCATAACAACCATCCTTTCTTGTTTTCTATATTTTTTCTATCGACTCTTTAAGTTCGATGTTCCCTTTATACTTACGCACGATATACACGCATACCTCTTCCATAGCTCTTTGATACGCTCTGGAAATAAGTTGTTGCTCAAGACACCTTCCAAGTCCTATTGAATGCCAATAGTCTCGGAACATCTCTTGACAGTCCTCCAGGCATTTACATTCCTTCAAACGTGTCATAAAATATTCCTTTATTCTTCTGTAGCTTTGATATTCCAATTCCTCAATATCCCATTTGGGATATCTTTTTTTTACATATTTCTTAATGCCTTCCGCTTCTTTTACATAACAAAATCCTTCCATATCTCATATCCCTTCTAACCGCTTTTCTTCATACTCAAAATATCTTCAATCTGTTCTCGGTATTTCCACCCGGCACGAATACCGTACAGAATTTCCGTTAAATAACAACCATGGATACCAAGCTCGCTTGCCAACTCTTTTTGTGTCATTCCCTTGTCGAGTAATCTCTTTTTTACATTCAGCCCGAATGGTGTTAATTTCAATTTTCTTCTCTCATATTGTTTCATTTATTCTTCCTCCTCTCCTGTTAAATCGAATTCTGTACCCTCAACCAATTCATCAATACTTATTTCAAATACATTTGCAATTCTACACGCCGTGTTCAGATTGATAGTGTCTCTTTGCCTTTTTTCAACATGTGTGATGTGCGGTCCCGTACAACCGATTAGCCCTGCTAATTCTTTTTGAGTCATCCCTTTTTCAAGTCGCATCTTGCGAATTTTGTCACCCAAAAACATTCAACCACTCCCTTCTTTTGTGATATAATACCTGTAAGTAACATTTGTTATCGTGGTATAGTCGAAAGGAGAATCCTCAAATGAATCCAACACAATCACTTTATCGTTATAGTACCTTGATTGATTCTATCAACCGAATGAACCCTCTTGCTAACCGAATGGATTTAATGTATCGCAATCCGTTTCAAACCACCTTGCGTAATGCCCAATTTACAAAGAACATTCCGGGAACTGCACTTACATCATTTAAAGGTATTGACATACAAAACCTTATGCCTAAAAATATCTTAATCTCTGCTCAACAGTTAAAATCATTTATAAAACCGGATTACTCACAAAATTTTTCTACTATCCATAATCTTAAATTTTCAACTGAAGTTTCCAAAATTGGAGTCGCATCATCTAAAGCTGCTACCATACAAAAAATCAGATGCAATGCTATATGTTTAAAATCTACTCAACAGTTAGCATCATTTATAAAACCATCTTATTTAGAAAAAATTGCTGACATACAAAATATTTTGACTCCCAAAATAGAGTTTAGTAATTTTCCGGTTAAAAAGCTTGCCATGGACATTGAAGAAGCTTCAAATTTAGATATAGACTTCCACCCAGGCATTCAGTTCAAAAAAGTTCAATTGCAGAAAGAAAAAGAGGATACTGTTAGAGAATGCGTTTCACGTATAGCGGAAGATAACGAAACTATGGAACTTCTTACTCCAGAGGGACATTTTTTTATATATCAGTACCTCTATTACCAAGACATATTAACTACAGAAAATTTAATAATTTTATTCAATTTTATCCAGACAATAATTTACATTTTACAGTTGAGCAATATATCCATTCCACAAACACTTTTATTACAATATGGTTATTTTTGTGCTATTTTAAATGGTGCATTAATTGTCGAAAAATTTATGAGTAGTAATCCAGACAGATAGTAATATAGTTAAAATACTATTAAACATGCTTTGAAAATGATATAAATAAATCATATTCATAAGAAAACCTATTTCGATGATTAGATTAATGCATATTGTTAAATAGGTTTTCTTCGCATATCTGTTAATCATACTTAAGATCAAAACCATATAGCAATTTACATAGCACATCATCAGCCATAATTTCGAGCCTTCCATCATCTTCCCCCCTTATCTAATCTTCTTAATCTCAATACCAAATGGCGATACTCTAATACTTTTGCTTCTCTCTTTTTACACTCCTTTATTCCGTCACTCCGGTAATCTCCAATGTCCTTATAATAAGATCCGTTTGTGTTGTCGAGAATCCATAATTTTTTAATGCTTCAACAACATTTTTACTAAAAATCCTTAATTTATTTTCTTTTGTCAGATCTTTTATCAAAATTACTTCTCCATTTCCATCAACATAATCTCTTGCAGCCTGCTCGTCCTCTGCTGGAACTGCAACTTTATATAGATATTCTTCGTCTTCCAGATACACCATATACTTTCTTAACCGTTTCATTTTTCTATGCCTCCTTAAATTCTTGTGTAGTATTCTTGCGCATGATAAAATATATAGACTGTATTGTTTATCATATTTATATTATACCACAAACGAGAACTTAGTCAATCTTTTATGTAACAATTGTGAACTTTTTTGTTATATAAAGAATAATTAATTCACCACAAGGAGGTTCCTATGGATTCTTTTAACGAAAAAAATGTATCTATCAACTTAAAGCATCTAATGAAGATGAAAAATCTAAAACAGATAGATTTGTCTAATTTAACAGGATTATCCAAGAACGCAATTAGTAATTATCTCTCAGGGAATAGAGTTCCTGACACTCACTCTCTTTATAAAATTTCCTCTGCTCTTGATGTTAGTATTGATTCTCTTCTTAGTGAAAAAAATCCAACAAACGAGAATAATGTCAAAGGCGATGCGGAATTAAACATTTTAAATATGTATAGAGAATTAAATGAAAAGAATCAAAATAAAATAGAAGGAATGTTGGAGTTATTATGCTCAGACCCTAATAACAAAAAACAAAGCGACATTGTATCCGTCTTAAAAGTCGCAGAAAAATCTGTTCCTTATAAAACAGAGGCTTGTATTCCACAACCGGAATCATCAACAGTTTACATTCCCATGCTTGGCTACATTGCAGCCGGACAACCTATTGACCTTCCGGACGACTATACATTTGACGACGTAGTAGCAATGCCATGTACCGAAGAGGCGAAACAGGCAGACTTTGCTCTCCAAATTAAAGGCGATAGCATGTCCCCTTTAATCGAAGATGGTGATACCATTCTCGTAAAAAGACAAAATACTGCAAACGATGGACAAATAGTAGTTGCATCAATCAACAACGCCACCACTTTAAAAGAATTCCATCAATTTCCTGATTGCATAGAACTCCGTGCAATCAACAAAAAATATAAGCCTATTATCATTAATAACGAATATACCGATTTCAAGATTCTGGGAGTCAAATTATAGATTTTCTTAAGATTATTTTTTTCTTGTTTTTGCTAAATTTATTTATCAAAATGTGGTGAAGTAATTTATCATTCACCATTTTACAAAAATACCCTGTACCCTTGTATTTTCAATTAGTTTGCATATGTTTGCATATCACTTGCTTTTTGTTTGCATATTTGAATATCAATTTTAGATACTCGTACTTTTCGTTAAAATCGTGTAACCGTTGATAAAACTGACTTTTTAACACTTTTAATACTTTTTTATACACAAAACAAACAAAACCAGCCTGATTATGTAAAATTTAGGATGAATATCATCCATTACTTTAATAAAAAATTATATTTCAAACCGACCAAAACCATCATCATAATTTTTTGTGATTATGCTAAATTTATTTACCAAAATATAGCGAAGTAATTTATCATTCTACATTTTGGTAAAATGCCATCTACCCTTGTATTTTCAACTCACGGAACTAAGTTCA